TAGGTATACTGAATGGTCTAAAGAGAAATTATATTTCACTACTGCTGAAGAAAATGTTGCACCTGATTGGGATTGGTTGTTAGATAAATTTAAGGAGCAAATGTTTACATATGGTATTAATATTTTTATTATTGATGCATGGAATAAAGTACAGATGCCTAAAGGATTTGCAGGTAAAGAGGGGATTGACCAAATATTAACAAGGATTACTTCTTTTTGTGTTCAGTATAATGTGCATATATTTTTAGTTGCACATCCTACTAAGATGAAGAAAGATGATAAGACAGGTAAATATGATGTACCTGATTTATATTCTGTAAGTGGCTCTTCAGATTTTAGGAATCAAACTCACAACGGACTATGTGTGTATAGAGAGTTTGGTAATGAAATTGAAGCAGGATTTACAACGGTTATAAATCTTAAAACTAAGTACGATTTTCAAGGTAAAATAACATCTATCACTAAATTTAATTGGAATAATGATAATAGAAGATTTTATGTTGATGGTGCTGATAGTTCAATAGATTTAACAAGAGTAGAAGAAATACAAGAAGAAATGAGTTTTAAACCAATGCAGCCAAATGAAGAATTTGATTGTCCATTTTAAAAATTAATAGTTATGATTACAGATAAGAAGTTAATGGAGTTAGGTTTTCGATGTTACCAAGTTAATACACTAATGTATTTTGAAAAAGGTGATGTAAAACTAGAAAAGATTTATTGTGGTTATCTTTGTACTAGACCACATAAAGTAGTAAAAACAATTAAACAATTAAAAGAATTATTATGAGAGAGTTTGAAGATGAAAAGTTAAGAAAGTTAAACAATATTTTTACAGTTACAGTAATTGTATTTTGGTTGTTTACGTTGATGTTTATTTTAGGAATAGGTTATTTATTTACGTTATGAAAGATACAAAGAAGCTAATAAAATATTACAAAGGTTATGTACTTGTTCAGTTACATGACCATATAGTAAAGTCAGGTACAATAATGAGTATATGTGAACTAGACGAATTAATAAAACATATTTCAGAATTAGACAAAAGTACTACTGAAATGACAATAGATGAGTTGAATGAATTAGTAGTAAATGCATTCGATTTGGGTGATAGTGTTGGAATACATTTGAACTATCCTGATAACGAATATAAACCTTTATATGATAAAAATTAAAAATAAAAATTATGAAAACAGAATTTGATTTATTTGGAAACGTAGTTATTAATGACCCAATTTTAAGGGATACGTTTATTGAGCCACCATTTAGTGTTTTAGATACAAAAAGTGGTAATTGGCAAAGAAGAAAAAAGTTGTGGAGTTATTTAGGTATTAAAAGCGAAGTAGGTAGAGATGTCCATTATAAGTATGGATTCTCTGGTAAACATAAAGAAAAAGATAGAACTTCTATTTTCGACCCTGCTCTATGCGAAGTTTTATATAAATGGTTTTGTAATGATGGAGGGAAAATATTAGACCCTTTCGCAGGTGGTTCAGTTCGCGGAATTGTAGCGAATAAATTAGGTTACAAATACACTGGAATAGATATTAGACAAGAACAAATTGATAGTAATAGAGAACAAGGTTTAGATATATTAGAAGTTGATAATCAGCCAAATTGGTATTGTGGTGATTCAAACGAAGTATTAAATGGGTTTAATAAAGAATTTGATTTTGTTTTTAGTTGCCCACCTTACGCAGATTTAGAGGTTTATAGTGATTTAGATGGTGATATAAGTAATAAACCATACAATGAGTTTTTAAATCTTTACGAGTCAATTATAGAAAAATCATCTAAACTATTAAAAAAAGATGGATTAGCATGTTTTGTAGTAGGTGAAGTTAGAGATAAAAAAGGTAATTATATTGGTTTTGTACCTGATACAATTAAAGCATTTGAAAAATGTGGAATGAAATTTTATAATGAGGCTATACTTTTAAATGCTATTGCTAGTGCAAGTATGAGGGCAAACGGTAATATGAAAAGCAAAAAATTAGTTAAAGTTCATCAAAACATTTTAGTATTTAAAAAATATGAATAAACAAAAGAAGTGCAAACATTGTAGGGAGTTGTTTACTCCTTACAATTCACTACATAAATACTGCTTTAAATATGAATGTAGAACTACCTGGATAGAATCAGAAAAAGCTAAACAATGGAAGAAGAAGAAAGCAAAGATAAAGCAGGATTTGATGACTGTACAAGACTATGTGAAGATAGCACAACAAGTTTTTAACAAGTACATAAGGTTAAGAGATAAAGGTAATAAGTGTATAAGCTGCAATAAAACACCTTTAAAAGAGAACGGCGGACATTTTTTTAATGCTAACAACCATTGGAACGTAAGATTTGATGAAGATAATGTACACTTACAATGTGAATACTGCAATACATTCCTATCAGGTAATCTAATAAACTATCGTACTAACTTAATAGCAAAGATAGGGATTGAAAGATACAATGAATTAGAAGCAAAATCTAATGTTACACGTAAGTTCACAGTTGGGGAACTAAAAGAAATTATTGAAGAATATAAAAAAAAGATAAAAGAATTGTAATTAATATAATAATTATTATTATATTTGTAGAAATTAAAAACAAAGTTATGAAGATTTACAAATCATTATCAGAATTTCAGAATGAAGTACCAGTAATCCACAAAGGTACTCAAGGGTATGGTTACTCTTATGCAGATTTACCTGCTATATTTGAAGTAATTAATCCACTACTTAAAAAGTATAATTTAGGTTTTACGCAGCCGATAATGGGAGATACTATTAAAACTATTATATTCCATACAGAAAGTGGAGAAACTATTGAAAGCTTAACAGAAATACCTAAAGGTGTAACGTTAAAAGGAATGAATGACTATCAGGTGTTAGGTAGTGCAATAACTTATTTAAGACGTTACGCATTAAGTTCTATATTAGGATTAGTAACAGATAAAGATACAGATGCATCAGGGGAGCAAACTAAACAAGCACCTAAAGCAGAAGTTAAACCAAAGATGCACCAACTAACAGCAGATAATGTTAAATCAATTATTGCTAAAGGTACACAACAGGAAGTATTAGACCAAATAGGTAAAAAATATATGGCTACTACTATACAGATAAAAGAGTTAATGGATTCAATTAAAAAGTAATGAAGAATATAATAGAACTAAATCCTTTGCACGTTGCTATGGTTAAAGAGCAAATGACAAAAAAAGGAATAAAAGCGAAGACAAATCAGCAAGTAATAGACTACTTGTTTAGTTTAGTAATCAATAAAAACAAATAAATTATGAATGAAATGTACGACATCGACAGAGAAAGAGAAGAGTACGAGTACAACAACGTACAACAATCTCAAGACCAGTTAGAGCAAATCAGTAAGGTAGGTATGCCTAACGTAACATCAATTATTAACGGTATAGTTTCAGATGTAGAGGTGGGTAGAGTTAATCCTTTAGATGCTTTCGCTATCTTTAAGAAGATGGAAACACTATTTAACGAAGCTAAAAAGCAAATAGATGCTTTAGCAATAGAAGAAGCTGAACACTATGGACAAAGCACATTCTCACACAATGGACAAAAGTACGAAGTAAGAAACGGTGCAACTAGATACAACTTCAAAGATATTCCTGAATGGATAGAAGCTAATGAAAAGTTAAAGCTAATTGAAGAAAAGTATAAGACAGCTTATAAGAATAGGCAAATGAATCTAAGTTCATTAGATGAAACAACAGGAGAGTTATTACAACTACCAACAGTAACAACAAGTAAATCAAGTTTAATAGTTAAAAATAAATAACGTAAAATGGAAGTAAAAGGAACATTAAAAGTAGTAAACACTACACAGGTAGTAAGTGATAAATTCAGTAAAAGAGAATTTGTATTAACAACAAATGATATGTACCCACAAGATATATTATTTCAATTAACACAAGATAAGTGTACATTGTTAGATATGTTTAAAGTAGGTGATAAAGTAGAAGTATCTTTTAATTTAAGAGGCAGAGAATGGACAAATCCACAAGGTGATGTAAAGTATTTCAATACATTAGAAGCATGGAAAATATTTAAAGATACTAATGTAGAGCATAACGATACAAAAGAAGATGCTCCAGTAGAAAACGATAATTTACCATTTTAGAATAAACTAAGCACCCTACTAAGAATAAATATTAACTATTTATTAAACGCTTAAACGGTAGGGTGTTTTTTAATTTAAAAGACATGAAAGGATTTTTAATATTTATAGGTTTAGTAGGAATAGTTAGTTTAGTAGCACCTATGATTTTTGGAATAATAGCAGGAATAATAGATAGTTTAACTAAGAATAAATGATATGAAGAAAAGAGTTAAATGCATAGTAGAGCATAATACTAAATACCTGAAGTATAAATATAACTACGAAGTAGATTCAGAAGATGCAAATTTCTACTACTTTAGATTTGAAGATGAATTAATTAAATACCCTAAATTTTATTTTATAGAGATATGAGTGAACACTACGATAATACAAACGGAAGTCTTTACAAGTTCGCTCAAGACCATAAGTTAAATGCATGGGAGTTTGACGTGATAAAAAGAATAGTAAGATGTAGAAAGAAAGGTCAATGGCTAAGTGATATTGACAAAACAATAAAAGTATTAGAATTGTATAAAGAAGAGTATAGAGAAGATGAAAGATAAGATTATAGACTGGGCAAAAGAAAGAGGTTTAATAAAAGAAGATAATGCATCTAAACAAATAATTAAACTATCTGAAGAAGTAGGAGAGTTATGTAGTGCATACCTAAAGCAAAACGATTTAGAACTATACGATGCAATAGGAGATATACAAGTAGTTTTAATAATACTTTGCGAACAATTAGATGTAGACTATGACAAAGCATTAGAAAGTGCCTACAACGTTATTAAAAACAGAAAAGGCAAAACGGTAAACGGTACATTCATCAAAGAGGTTAATTAATAGTTAGCCTTTTTTTTGTGTTTGTTTAATTTTTAATCAAAAATAATGATTATATTTACGTCAAAAAAAACGTGAAACTTTTAAACGAATTAGCAAAGCACCATAATGAATGGGTACACATAGTAAAAACATTCGGAGAGCATAATACCTGCGAAGATATAGTTCAAGAGATGTACATCAAACTAAACAAGTACACTAAACTAGAGAACATAACTAACAACGGTAAACTAAACAAATCGTATGTATGGTTAACTTTAAGAAACTTATACTACAATCAACAAAAACAAAGTAATAAGGTTAATTATATAGACATAGAAGATTGCAAAGGATTAGAAGCCTTAAACACAAGTAACGAAGAACTATCTGCTCAAAGTAGGCTAAATGATAAAGTAAATGGAGAGATTGAATCATGGCATTGGGCAGATAAGTTACTGTTTGAGATTTACCTAAACGAGGGTAAGTCTATGCGAAAACTAGCAGAAGATACAGGCATAAGTGTAACAACTATATTTTGGACAATAAAGAAGTGTAAACAAAGATTAAGAGAAAACGTAGGAGAAGATTACGACGATTATTATAACAGAGATTTTGAATTAATATAACTATGGAAGAAAATAAACCAAAACAAACAAGAAAACGTAAACCTAGAAGTAAAGGATTAGGTGATAGTGTAGAGAAAGTTCTACAAGCTACAGGTGTAGATAAGGTGGTTAAATTTGTATTAGGAGAAGATTGTGATTGCGACAAAAGAAAAGACATCTTAAACAACTTATTTCCTTACAAACAACCTAAGTGCTTACAAGAAGAAGAATACAACTATCTAACAACATTCTTTGAATCTAAAACAAACACACTAGCACCAAGCCAACAAAGAGAGTTACTAAAGATATACAATAGAGTATTTAACATTAACGAACCTTTAAGCAGTTGCCCTGATTGTTGGAGAAACAGAATAAAAGAACTAACAAAATTATACAATGAGTATT